ACCACTAACAAGAATGAAAAGAATATAAAGAATGTAGTAGTATCTGACGATACTCCTACAACTACAACAATTTTTGATGATGATTTTGTGAGATTTTGGAAGGCATATCAAAAGAAAGGTTCAAAGAAAGATACTTATGAAGCATGGAAGGAACATGAATTTGATGAAGAAGAAATTGATCTAGTTATTTTTGCTGCTAAAGAATATTCAAAAGAAAATGCAAGTGATAGAACTTCAATGATGTATTCAAGAACATTTTTAGAAAATGAGATTTATTTGGATTATCAAGATAAGTTCAAAAAATACAAAGTCTACTTAAAAGAACAAGAAGAATTGGATGAGATTAGGAAGAAGCTTAAGATGAAGGATGGTTATGAATGATAACAACGTAAAAAGATATGACAATGAATTCCAATTCTTAAGCATCTTATCCAATGATAGAAAATTAGTAGACAAAATCAAATTTAGTGAAGACTACTTCAAGAGCAATCTTTACAAGAAGTTTTATCGCTATCTGAAGAACGAAAACAAAATGGATATTGAGCGTATGCTTGATTACATGACTCTTGAAGAAGCAAAGGATTTTGTCACAAAGGTATATATCAACAACATGTATGCTGATAGTGATAAAGAGTCCATGGCATTGGGATATGCTAAATTGATTTTAGAAGATTACAAAAAGGATGAATTGATGAAATTAGGCGCAGTAAGTGGAACAATCTCAACGAATGAATACTATTCGAGGCTGACTGAGATTGTAAAGCTAAACTGTGAAATAGAGGTTGAAACGCTATCCAAGGATATGATTGACGAAATGATATCAGATGATAGCCAAGGGATTGCTATAGATGGGTTTAGTATTTTGAGCCTTTTCCTCAAACTTGATATCACTGATTTAGTAACTGTTGCAGGTACTAGTGGTTTTGGTAAATCAGCATTTCTATTAAACCTGTACAAATCCTTGTCACAATACAAGAACCTGTACAAATGTCATTACTTCAACCTAGAGGTTTCACCTAAAATCATGATTAAGAGATTGCTGGCAATTACATCAGATCATAAAGTTGATGAATTTAACAAAGGTATCATCAATGAGGACTTCTATATAAAAGCTAGGGATAAAATACAGGACAATGATTCCTACATCAAAAGTGGTTCTATATCAATAGAAGAGCTAAAGGCAGTTATTCTTAATTCGTTAGATCCAAACAAAATCAATATTGTGTTTGTGGACCATATTGGATTATTAGAAACTGAAGATAGGAATTTCAGTAGAAACGAGTATGACAAGGTTACTCATTGCATGAAGGAGTTAAGAAATCTAGCTTTAGATAACAATCTTATTATTTTTGTTGCAAGTCAATTTGATAGAGCTTCAATCAAAACCAACAACATTAGTATGTCCTCTTTAAAATCATCAGGAGAAATAGAAAATAGTTCTACTCATGTGCTTTTGCTAAAAGAAAGCAAACAAAGAGAAACACCAGAAGACCAAAAGAAATACTATCAAGAAGTAACTATTGAAATTGCTAAAAATAGAAATGGTGAAGTAAGAGAACTTGATAATTATACATTCTTAAAAACAAAACAAATATTTAGGGAAAATTAGAGGAAAGTCAAAATGATTAAAGTAGAAGAAATTGTTGAAAAATACAAAGGTTATGAAGTGGATGAAGAGAAGCTAAAAGAGTTTCTCACACCACCAAAACCAAGAACGGTGTGGGATTTAAAATATGGTGATAGATATTGGTATATTAACAATTATAAGGGTAATTTTAGGTTTACTTGGGATAATTGTGTAGTTGATAATTATCGAAGAAGTATTGGAAATTGTTTTTTAACTGAAAAAGAAGCTGAATTTGAAGCCGAAAGACGTAAGGTTGAAGCTATCTTATTGAAATATGGTAGAAGGAAATTTAAAGATTGCAAAGATAATGTTTGTATGTTTTATAAACACGAAGAACAAGAGATTGCCATAGCGAATGAAACAATTTATCAAAATCAAGGAACTATTTATTTTGAAACATATTATCATTGCGAACAAGCTATTGATGAAGCAGGAGAAGATAACATCAAGAAATATATTTTTGGAGTTGATGCAAAATGATTAAAACAACTAACATCAATGATTATATCTCATTACAGGTTCTTAAAAATTACTGTTACTCTCATAGGGAAGATGACTGCAAAAACTGTGCGATCGACCCCGTATGCAAATGTATGAGCAAAATTCCTGCAGACTGGAATTTAGAACATAGTTCAGTGAATGAAGGTGATTCCAAATGAGAAAAGAAGATATTGCAAAGCCAGTAGATCGTAAGAAATGTCCATCATGTAAATATTTCAACCAAGACAAGAAACGTTGCTCATTGAAAATGTGCAAAGACCAACCGAGTTTGTTTGATTACATTGGAAACAGGTTTTAGTTATGACAGTCAAAAGATTAGTTGATGAGAAAAAAGGTGAATACTGGAAAGAATACAAAGATGGATATTTCTTTTCAAACTTTGGAAGAGCAAAACATGTTTATAAAAATGGCAGTGAATATTTGTTAAGTCCGTACGTTCACAAGACTTCAGGAAAAACAGTTTTAAAAATACATGGCCAAGTACATACGGTTTCAAAAATCGTTTATGAGTTGTTTGTTGGCCCTATCCCTAGTGGATATAATATTATCCATAAAAACAAGGTTAGAAGTGACAACAGTCTTGTAAATCTTCAATTAGCTACATCAAGAGAAACAGGACTTCATTATGGAAACAGGAACCGAAAGGCAATTATCTATGATGCAATAAACGATTGCTATTACAAGTCGACCAGAGAGGCAGCAAAGAAGTTATTTATTTCTAGACAGACTGTAAGTGACTACTGTAGTGGGAAAAGAAAGAATCCCATGTTTGATTTGTCGTGGGAAAGATGCTGTGATTAGCAATGTTTGATTTATTCATGCGATATTGTCGAATGGTTGACTGCAAGAAAACATTGAGGTTAACACCAGCACAATGTAAAGATAATGAATTAACAGTATCAGAGTGTACATTTATATATGATCACTTTGATACTTTAAAAGCTGAATATCAAAAGGTGTACTTACTTTCAAAGTCACTAGGAAAAAAGATGCCTTTTGAATATGCGAATATTTTAAGAAAACTTTATGATTAAGAAATGTTAAGAAGGAGGGTAATAGATGATACCAATACACACATTATCAATTATGCGCAATGAATTTCGTGCGTACAAGGGTTTAATTAAAGAACGCAACAAATTAATCGAGGAGTATGAAACTCCTCTCAAATCGCTTAAAAACGAGCTTTTAGAGGTAGAGGAAAAATTAAGTCAAATCAAGTCTCCTGGTAAAAGTGATGGACTAGGTGGATTTGTTCAGGATAGTGTTGATAAGTACAATCATCTGATTGCTAAAAAAGATGAGTTGAAAAATGCAATTGATAACTACATCAAGGAATATGGCAATGTTTCTTTTGAAGAAGAACTTGAATTTTGGAATGTGCGTATTGAAACTGTTGAGTATTATCTTGATCATATGGATGCGCTTGACAGAAAGTTCATTGAAGACTTCTATTTTAATCTTCCAAAGCATCAAGTTATGGAACGTTACAATATAACTAACATCAAAAGCTTATATCGAAAAGCCGACAATATTTTGAAAAATTTATTATAAAAATAGCAAAAAAGTGCATCTATGTGGAAGATTCTCCCCTCATTTGGTGGTATTATGGTATAGTAGTTATTTAGAGATAACGAATCAATGCTTTGTCAAGAAGAAAAGAAGGTAGCTAACACTATCTTCTTTTTTGTTTTGGAGGTTTTTATGGCAACAAAGAGATTGGATAGAGATGGAGCGCATCGAAAACAATTTGAAAGAAATAAGAAAAGAATATATGCAACTCAAACAGTATGTGGAATTTGTGGAAAGCCAGTTGATTTCAGCTATAAATACCCTCATCCATTGTCACCTTGTATTGATCATATCGTTCCAGTCGCTAAAGGTGGACATCCAAGTGACTTAGATAACCTACAATTAGCGCATTGGACTTGTAATAGAAGTAAAAGTGACAAGCTTTTTGCTGAAAAAGGACAAAAGAAAGCTAAAATCGTATCAAATCGTGTGCTTCCACTAACAATTGACTGGAAATCATACAGGAGTACACAAAAATAACGAAATATTAATAAATGACTAGCGCAGCAAAATGACTCAAATGCTGCAAAAACGCAGCAAATTGTTTAGGGGGCATATCACCCCTAAAACGAGCGAATAAGAACTTCATGGCGTACTGTGAATATTTTCTCACGATTTTTGAAAGTTCACACGTTAGTCACAAAGGAAAGGGGCATTGTGATGTCAAACTATAGAGGGATGGGTTATCTAAGAGGAAAATTAGCAACCAAGACATCAAGAAACAAGAAAAGATATAAATATTATGAAATGAAAAACAGGATGATTGACATCAGCAATGTCATTCCAAAAGAATTCAGATGGTTAACCGAGTGTTTGGGATGGTGTACAAAAACAGTTGATGCTATGGCTGATAGATTATCTGTTGTAGAATTTGGTAATGATTTATTCAATATGCAAGAAATCTATAATATGAACAACCCAGATGTATTATTTGACAGTGCTATTATTTCATCGCTGATCACATCGTGTTCGTTTATATATATTTCTCAAGTTCCAGGGCAATTTCCACGCTTACAAGTTATCGATGGGACAAATGCAACAGGAATTATTGATCCAATTACAAATATGCTGATTGAAGGATATGCAGTTTTAGAAAGAGATATCTATAAAAATCCAACAAAAGAAGCTTATTTTATCAAAGGAGTAACTTATTTCTATGAAAAAGGTAAAAAGCCTTATACTCAAAGAAATATAGCACCTTACCCGTTGTTGGTTCCTATAATTCATCGTCCGGATGCAAAACGTCCATTTGGTCATTCAAGAATAACCAGAGCATGTATGTCTATTCAGCAGGGGGCAATGAGAACTTTGAAAAGAGGAGAAGTTGCAGGAGAATTCTACTCGTTTCCTCAAAAATATATCTTAGGGCTTGCAAATGATGTTGAATTTGATAAATGGAAAGCCACAATTTCATCTTTCATTCAGATAACAGAAGGCGAAAATGGAGAAAAGCCAACTGTAGGACAGTTCCAGCAACAATCTATGACACCATTTGTTGAGCAACTTAGAATGTCCGCTAGTCTATTTGCTGGAGAAACCGGTTTGACACTTGATGATTTAGGGTTTCCAAGTGAAAATCCTAGTTCAAATGATGCAATTAAATCTCAACATGAAAATTTAAGATTGGCAGCCAGAAAAGCTCAAAAAACATTTACGAGTGGATTTATCAATGCAGGTTATTTAGCTGCTTGTCTAAGAGATGGTTATCCATATGAAAGAAATCAAATTTATTCAACCACATTAAAATGGGCACCTATTTTTGAACCGGATGCCGCTACTCTTTCATCTATTGGTGATGGTGCTATAAAAATTAATCAGGCTGTTCCTGGATATTTTGGAAAAGAAAATCTAAAGGAATTAACTGGAATCAACTACAGTCAGGATGCTTCAAGCACTCCTAATTTAGATGATATGTACAAGGATGATTTGAATGAATGATATTGTTCCAGAGCTTCTTGAAAAAATACAAAAACAATTTCAGAAAGATTTAAAGAATAACTCAAAAATAAAAAATATTTTATTAAAACAAAAAAGAGAAACAATAGATTATACGGATTCTTTGGAATTTGCTAAAGAAATAGGAAATATATTAAAAGATAGTTTAAAAGAAAATATCGATGAAGAATTGTTGCCTGATGGAAAAATGTATTACAACATCGCTCAAAGAATTTTAGAACCAACAATTAAAAATAATTTTGATATTATCGCTGATCAGTGTGAAAAAACTCAAAACATTCTTAATAAAAAGGCTAAAATCGGTCTTCAAAGTGCAAAAATTGATTATAACGAAGAAAAAACAAGGAGCATTATTAATTATATTTCAAATGCTGAAAGCTATTCTCAAAGAGAAAATAGTTTTCTTTCGGCAATTGTAACAAACGCAAAATCTATAGTTGATGATGCAGTTAAAAATAATGCTGATCTTCATTATAAAGCGGGATTGAATCCTAAAATCATAAGAACAGCCAGAGGAAAGACATGTAAATGGTGTCAAGCAGTTGCTGGCATTTATGACTATAGTAAAGTGAGCAATACAGGCAACGATGTATTTAGAAGGCATGCCAATTGTGACTGTTCGGTTGTTTATGATCCTGGTGATAAAAGTAATAAAGTACAAAATGTATGGAATAAAAAGATTGAATATAGGCCAAAACAAGAAGAAATAAAAAAAAGAATTATATTGTCAAAAGAAAATAAGAAAATATCCAATAAGAATATAATTGAAATGAGAAAGCTTGTTGGAACTAAAATAGGAACAGCTGAAATATCGTCTTTTTCCGAACATTTTGAAGAAAGAATGCAGGAAAGAGGAGTGGAAATGGAAAGTGTTTTGGATGCTGTCAGAAAACCATTAAAAATAGATGATCCTAAAACCGACAAACAAGGCAGGACATCGTTTAAAATTGTAGGAAAAAATGCTACAATATATGTGAACCCTGATACAGGAACAGTGACAACAGTACACAAGACACATTCCAGAGTTGTTAGAAAGTTATTGGATGGAAAGGAAGATTGAAATGCGTTTAAATTTAACAAAAAATGAAATCAAAATTTTAAACCAAGTTGATATCTCTATTGATGAAAATAAAGATTATAACGAGGATGAGTTGTTAGATTTGTCTGAACTGATTTATGAGCAAGAATCCTTTAATTATGGCAATCCAATAGCTAAACAGTTGGCACATTTGGCTGACAAGATACAAGATTTGGTAAATGAGTAAAGATTAATTAATTTTAAGAATCGGCGAAAGTCGATTTTTTTGCTTTTCAAAGAAAAGAGGGTTGTTATGGCACAAGGGTTAAGACCACACAGACATATTTGTTGGATAAGTGACAGAAAAGTTTACTATGATCATAAAAAGCATTGTATGGTTAAAAAAATTACATTTAGCTGTTATGTTCCCAATTGTGATTTTTCTTATACTGAAAAATATGAATATCCAGAACAACCAGCTAAAGAAAAAAATAAAGATAAAGTACTAGAAAAAAATAGAAAAAGAGCAGGCAATCAATAGATTGTCTTTTTTTGTGGAGGTGATGTCCATTGATTGGATTTTCTAACAAATTAAATTAGTAGGAGGCAAAAGGAAATGTCAAAAAGATTAGGTAGACAAATTCCTACAACCTCGTTAGTACTGCCTTATAAAGAAACTAAAGGACCAGAAGCAGTGAAACTGTACAACAAGACAGGAAGAACAGCCCGTCAGTGGCAGGAATTACTGATTTATGACATCATGGCAGTTGATCAAGAAGGAATGTGGATTCATTCAACATTTGGATATGCGGTTCCAAGGCGTAATGGTAAAACAGAAGATATTATTATGAGGATTATGCATGGAATAATGAATGGAGAAAAGGTTCTCTATACAGCACATATGATTTCTACAGCACATGCTGTTTGGGAAACAGTATGTTTTTTATTAGATGCTGCAGGAATTGAATACGCTTCTGTTAAAGCAAAAGGTCAAGAAAATATCAGATTGTATGATGAAAATGGAAAAGCGTATAAACTGGATCATCTTGTTAATTTTAGAACGCGTTCCAATACTGGTGGTTTAGGTGAAGGATATGACACTCTTATTATCGATGAAGCACAGGAATATACGATTGATCAAGAGAGTGCATTGAAATATGTTATTTCAGCAAGTTCTAATCCACAAACCATTATGTTAGGAACACCACCAACTGCTATTTCTCATGGAACAGTTTTTCAAAAATTAAGAGAAAAAGTATTGGATGGTAGCACAAGATATATTGGGTGGGCAGAATGGTCTGTTGAGCATATGCATGATCCTCACGATATAGATGCCTGGTATGAAACTAACCCGTCCTTAGGACAAGGATTGACAGAACGTGTAATTGAAAATGAAATCACATCAGATGATGTTGATTTTAATATTCAAAGGTTAGGACATTGGCTTTCTTATTCTCAGGCAAGCGAGTTTTCCAAAGCTGATTGGGCAAATTTGAAGATAGAAAAAATTCCGCAATTCAAAAACAAACTGTTCGTTGGCATAAAATGTGGTAAAGACGGCAAACACATCGCAATGTCTATCGCTACAAAAATCGATGATGGAAAGATATTTGTTGAAAGTATTGATTGCCAGAGTGTCAGAAACGGTCATTTATGGATCATTGCTTTTCTAAGAGATGCGGATATCGAGAAAGTGGTTATTGATGGTGCAGGTGTTCAGCAAGTATTGAGCGACGAAATCAAGGAATTCGGTATTAAATTAAAACCAACACTTCCAAAGGTTGCGGATGTGATTGTTGCAAACAGCATGTTTGAACAGGCAGTGACTTCATCTAAGTCTATTTGTCACAATGATCAACCATCACTTACTCAAGTTGTTACTAACTGCAAAAAAAGAGCAATAGGCACAAATAGTGGCTTTGGTTATAAGGCGTTGTTAGAAGAGCACGAAATAGCATTATTAGACAGTGTTATTTTAGCTCATTGGATATGTGCTTCTACAAAAGAAAAGAAAGTGAAGCAAAAGATAAGGGTTTAATGTTGTAGAACCTTTTTACGTTACTAACGGTTAAATAGGAGGAAATTAAAATGAGTTTTGAACCAATTACAACACAAGAAGAATTTGAAAAAAGATTAGGCGAAAGATTAGCGCAAAAGGACAGAAGTGTAAGAAAAGAATTTGAAAAGTACACTTCACCTGAAAAACTAGCCGAAATCAAAAAAGAATATGATACAAAAATCAACAATTTAACTTCAGAATTAGAAACTTCTATTTCAGAAAAATATAAAGATTATAAATCGCCAGAAGATATCAAGTCTTTAAGAGAAGAATATGAAAATAAAATTGCTAAATATGAGACCGACTCAGCAAAAACGCGAATTGCAATTGAAATGGGTTTACCTTATGAAGTTAAAGATAGATTAAGAGGTTCAACAGAAGAAGAATTAAGAGAAGATGCTAAATTGCTATGTGGTTTTGTTTCTAAAAACGAGCCTCCTTTAGCTGGCGGAGAACCAGTTCCAAAAAATAGTGGCAATCAAGCTCTTGAACAAGGATATAGAGAATTATTAGATGGATTAAATTTAGAAAAGGAGTAATTAATTATGGCAGTATTAAGTAAAGGAAATTTATTCAGTCCAGCATTAGCGACAGATTTAATTAACAAAGTAAAAGACAGATCAAGTTTAGCTGTTTTATCAGCACAAACACCAATTCCATTTAATGGCACAAAAGAATTTACTTTTTCTATGGATAATGAAATTGATATTGTTGCTGAAAATGGTAAGAAAAGTGAAGGTGGAGTGTCAGTAGAACCAGTAACTATTGTTCCAATCAAATTTGAATATGGTGCACGTGTTTCTAATGAATTCATGTTTGCAAGTGAAGAAGAACAATTGGATATTTTAAAAGCATTCAATGAAGGGTTTGCTAAAAAAGTTGCTAGAGGTTTAGACATTGCTGCATTTCATGGTTTAAATCCTAGAACAGGAAAAGCATCTGATGTTGTAGGTACAAATAACTTTGATGAAAAAGTTAATCAAACAGTAATTTATGCAAATGATACACCCGATGATTGTTTAAATGATGCAATTTCTGCAGTTGAAGATGCAAATTGTGAAGTAACAGGAATTGTAATCAGTTCTACAGTACGCAGTGATTTATCAAAAATGAAATCAACGACAGGAGAAGCATTATATCCTGATTTCAAATTTGGTGGAAAACCTTCAACGTTAGGATCTCAAGTATTAGACATCAATAGCACAGTATCATGTGGTTCTGAAACAAAAGATCAAGCAATTGTAGGTGACTTTGCTAATATGTTTAAATGGGGATATTCAAAAGATATTCCGATGAAAGTTATTGAATATGGTGATCCTGATAATTCTGGTAAAGATTTACAAGGATATAACCAAGTGTATATCCGTGCAGAAATTTTCATGGGATGGGGAATTTTAGATGAAAAATCATTTGCTAGAATTGTTACTGCAGATTAGTTAGAAAGTTAAAATCAGCGGTTCTTTTTGAATTGCTGATTTTTAAGAAAATAAAAAAATGAAAGGATGAAATACAATGGATCCATTCATTGAAATTAATGATATTGAAAATCTTTTTCGTAATTTATCAAACGATGAAGAAGAAAAAGCAAATTATCTTTTAAGTGTTGTTTCTGATTCTCTTAGACAAGAAGCAAAAAAAGTTGGAAAAGATTTGGATGAAATGATTGAAAATGGTGAAGTTTATAAAAATGTAGTAAAAAGTGTGTGTGTTGATGTTATAGCAAGAAATCTTATGACTTCAACTAACAGTGAACCGATGGAACAAATATCACAGTCAGCTTTAGGGTATTCTTTTTCTGGTACTTTTTTAGTACCTGGTGGTGGATTATTTATTAAAAAAAGTGAGCTTGCCAGATTAGGACTTAGAAGACAAAGAATTGGAGTAATTGAACCATATGATTAAAGGGATTGATGTGATTCTTTTAGAAAAAAGAAAAATCGGTAATGATCCATTTGGAAAAGCTATTTACCAGGAAAAACAAATTAAAGTAAGCAACGTTTTAGTTGCTCCATCATCGAATGACGATATCGTAACAAGTACGGATTTAACTGGTAAGAAAGCGGTATATACTTTAGCCATACCTAAAGGTGACAAAAATGTATGGGAAGATAACACAGTTATTTTCTTTGGCAAAGAATGGCATGTATTAGGTTTTTCTATTGAAGGAATAGAAGAAAATATTCCTTTATCTTGGAACAAGAAAATTATGGTTGAAAGATATGAGTAAGGTAAGAATCAAATTAAATTCACAAGGTGTTAGAGAATTGTTAAAATCTCAAGAAATGATGAATGCGTGCTCACAAATTGCAGAAAAGGCATACTCAAGATTGGGAGATGGCTATTCATTAAAAAGGCATGTTGGGCTTAATCGTGTCAATGTTTCGATTGGTACTGAATCTGCTAAGTCTGTAAAAGAAAACTACGAAAACAATACAATATTAAAAGCTCTGGGTGGTGCTTCTAAATGATAATTGAAGAAATTGTTATAAAACATTTGATTAATAACGGCTATATTGCAAGTGCTGAAGCACTTGCAAATGGAGTGGATGAATATATCGTTGTTGAAAAAACCGGATCAAATGATAGTAACTATATTAAAAGAGCAACCATTGCTATTCAATCATATTCGATTAGTCTTTATAAAGCTTCTTGCTTAAATGAGAAAATAAAAGATACAATGCAAAAATTAATTGAAAAAGATGAAATATCAAGAGTGAAATTAAATAGTGATTATAATTTCACTGATACACAGAAAAAGAAATATCGTTATCAGGCGATATATGAAATAACTTATTATTAGGAGGAAAAAACATGGAAGAAAATGTTTCAGCGCAAAACGTCACAGCCTCAAAACCAAAGGTTGGCGGTAGCGTTTTCTATGCACCGATTGGTACTGAACTTCCTGCAGATGCAAAAAGCGAATTAAACGAAGTTTTTGAATCTGTAGGATATATTAGTGATGATGGTGTTAAAACCGGCGGAGAAAATGGAAGCACCGTTAAAGCCTGGGGTGGAGATATTGTATTGATTACTGGTGGTGGAGATCAATTTTCAATGACTTTTATCGAAACACTTAGAGACTCCGTTTTAAAACTTGTGCATGGCAAAGATAACGTCAAAGGTACATTAGAAACAGGAATCACAGTAGAAGTCGGTGATAAAGACATTGAAAATTATTCATTTGTCATTGATATGGTTCAAAAAGGTGGAGTTCTTAAAAGATTAGTTTTTCCTAAAGCTTGTATCACCGAAGTTGGAGAAGTTACTTACAATGATGATGATGCGGTTGGATATGAAGTTACTTTAACAGCTCAAAAAGATGAAAATAACAAATATCATAAAGAACTATTCGCAAAAAAAGGAGTTGCATAATCTATGGAAAAAAAAGAAAATTATAAAGTTACTTCTTCAGGTTTCAGATACAAAATCGATGATGAAGTTTTGGATGATTGGGAAACATTAACCCTTTTAAAAAAGGTGGATGATGGAGATATTTTAGCCATTATTGATGTAGCTCCTAAATTTTTAGGAGAAAAACAATATCAAAATTTACAAAAATTCTTGAAAAAGAAAGAAGGAAAAGTAAGAACTACTTCAATGATTCGAGAAATTGGAGAAATCTTCACTTCTAATCAAGTAAAAAACTAATAATCCTCGCCAACATGATAAATTTTGACAAAGATTCACTTGAATGTGATCTTGCTGAAACTTATCACATATATGAAATGAAAGAGTTGCCCCTTAAAAAGGTAGCTCTTTTTTCTGTTGGTTTGAGGAATAACAGTAGAATCAAAACTAAAATGATGGGATTAAACCAAACATTTGAAACAACTTTATTAGCAAAAATAACCGATGAATTGTCTATTTCTAACTGGATAAAAGCAGGAGCTAAAAAAGAACAAAAGCCAAACCTTATTCTTCCAAAACTCTTAGGTGTTATTGAAAAAGAAAACAAAGAAAATGTTGGCTTTGATACAGTAGAAGAATTTGAAAAAGAAAGAAAAGCAATTCTTGAAAGTGTGGTGAATATAGATGGAACTGGCTAAAGCGTATGTACAGATTGTTCCTTCAGCAAATGGAATTCAAGGATCAATAAGTGAGGTTCTTGGCGGTGAAGCAGATAGAGCTGGTAATGAAGCTGGTACATCTATCGCTTCAAAAATCAAAAATGCAATTGTAGCTGCAGGAATTGGCACAGCACTTACAAGTGTTATTAAAAGTGCAATCAGTGAAGGTGGAGAACTTGAACAGTCAATCGGTGGGATTGAGACATTATTTAAAAGCAGTTCTGATCAAATGAAAGAATATGCTAGTACGGCATACGAAAGAGCAGGAATTTCAGCCAATAAGTACATGCAACAATCAACATCGTTCGCCGCATCTTTGATTAGTTCACTTCATGGAGATACAGCCAAAGCTGCAAAATATGCAGATAGGGCAATAACTGATATGGCTGATAACTCAAACAAAATGGGTACGGCATTACAAGATATTCAAAATGCATATCAAGGATTCTCAAAGCAAAACTATACAATGCTTGATAACTTAAAACTTGGCTATGGTGGAACAAAGGAAGAAATGTTGAGATTAATCAAGGATTCTTCAAAAATGAAAGACGTACAAAAAGAACTCAATGTAACGGTTAAAGATGGAGATCTCTCATTTGGAAATATCGTCAATGCGATTAGTGTTATGCAAAAACATTTAGGTATTACTGGTACGACTGCTGATGAAGCTGCAAAAACTCTTGAAGGTTCATTTAACTCAATGAAGGCCGCTGCACAAGATTTATTAGGAAACTGGGCCTTAGGAAATGATATTAAGCCACAGCTTGAAAATTTAATAAAAACAACAACAACTTACTTGCAAGGCAATTTATGGAAAGCAATAAAAAATGTTTTCAAAGGATTTCCTGAAATAATTAGTACATTTGGAAATGTTGGTTTTCAATTCGGAATGGAATTTATTACTAACATTTCAAAGGGATTATCTGGAAATGTGACAACGTTCATCAGTAACGCATTACCCATGATCACTCAATTTTCAGCAACGTTAAGATCTAACGCAGGACAGTTGACTAACGCAGGATTGAATTTACTTGTTCAATTAGCTCAGGGAATAGCAAACGGAATACCAGCATTGATAGAGAACATCCCTCAAATAGTAACTAATATCGCAGGTATTATCAATGATAATGCTCCTAAAATTTTGGCAACAGGCGTGCAAATTATTGTTACATTAGCAAAAGGTATCATTGATTCAATTCCTGTTCTTATTGCAAATATAGGATCTATTGGAGAAGCAATTTTCTCGGTATGGAATGCGATCAACTGGTGGAATCTAGGTAAGAATTTGATTAGTGGTATTAAAGATGGGATTGACAATATTTTTGAATCTTTAAAAACTGGAGCTACAGAAAAATTTAACAGTATCAAGACAGCAATTGAAAATGTTTTTAAAAGCATATTTGATAGTGCATCTAATATTTGGGGTTCTGTTAAAAATGCAATTGTTAATTTTGTCGAACAAATTTTCACAAACGTAAGCTTGATTTTTAACAATATGAAGATGGGAATTTCTGGTATTTTTAATGGTATCAAAGCAATTGCTTCAAGTGTTTGGGGTGGAATTAAGAGTATCATACACACAGTAGCAAGTGGAATTAAGTTAAGTGTTGAGGGTATCTTTAACGGAATAAAATCAAGTATTTCCAGTGTTTTTAATGGTATAAAGTCAATTACATCAACTGTATGGAATGCTATTAAAACAGCAATTACATCACCACTTACAACAGCTAAAAATACTGTAAAGTCAATTATTGATGCAATTAAAGGATTCTTTAATTTTAAAATATCGTGGCCACATATTCCCCTCCCTCATTTTTCAATCTCCCCTAAAGGATGGGGAATAGGAGATTTATTGAAAGGCAAAATTCCATCACTAGGAATCAAGTGGTATGCTAAAGCAATGAATGATCCAATGATGTTAGATGGAGCTACGATTTTTGGGGCTACTAATGGAAGTTTATTAGGCGGTGGAGAAACTGGACGAGAATATATCACTGGTGAAACAGGTTTAGCTAAGGTCGTTGCAAATGTTCTTGATTCTAGATTAGAAAACGTTGTCAATAAACAAATGACATTATTGGAATTGATAATTGAAATCTTAAAAGCTATTTTAGATAAAGATCCTAATATTGTTTTAGATGATGGAACCCTTATTGGTAAAATTATTGATAAAATCGATGAAGAACTATACAGAAGAAAATTGGCAGGTGCTAGAGGATTATGATCATACATGTTGAAATTGATGATATTGATTTATTAGATGAATATGGTTTGTATTTAATTGATAGAGATATAGGAGTGGCCACTCCTAATCTTTATCAAACGACCATACCAGGTAGAAATGGTAAATTAGATTATACAGATTTCTTTGGAGAAGTAACTTATCAAAATAGGCAAATTAAAATAACACTTGCTAAAAAAGTTGATAAAAAAACACAGGATTTAAAGTATGAACTAGAAAAAATTTATAATGGACAGTTGGTAAAGCTCTCTTTTAGTGATGATGAAGATCATTTTTGGAAAGGAAGAATTACAGTAACATCAAATGATGATGATACTGAACTTTATAAAGTTGAATTTAATATGGATGCACATCCTTATAAGTTCTTAAAATTATATGATAAAGAGGTGAGATAACAATGTACAAAATATTTTTAGATGATGATAAGGTCGTTCAAGATTCCATTGATAATCTTGTTATCTCGCCAAAACTAAAAGAAAAATTAAATGGAGTAGATTCGTTAGAATATACAATTCCTTATGATAATGTCTACTTCAATGATTACGAAAGAAGAAAATCAAAAATAAAAGTAATGTATGGTGCAGATATTATTTTTAAAGGAAGAATGTTGGATGAAAGAAAAACTTTTGATGGCAGTAAAACGCTAACTTTCGAAGGAGAGCTAGCGTTTTTAAATGACATTCAATATCCACCTTATGATTTCGCAGGGGACTATGATGAGTTTTTTAGAAATATCATAGATTATTACAATTCAAAATGTGATCAAGACAATCGTTTTAAAGTTGGCCAGATAACTTTGACGGATCCCAACCATTATATCGTGAGATCTAGTGAAAGTTATAGCAGTTGTTGGAAATGCATAAACGATAAAATTTTAAGCTATGGTGGCTATTTAAAAATTCGATATGTTGGTAATGAAAGATATATTGATTTATTGGCCGAAAGCGGTTCTTTAGCTAAACAGCCGATTGAATTTGGAAAAAATCTTTTAGATTTAGAAAATTATATAGATTCTTCTGAAATCGCAACTGTTATTATCCCCTTAGGTGCAAACAGTACCGAAACCGATAAATTAGAGGATGGAGTTGAAAGAACATATACGGCAGGTCGATTGGATATAAAAAGTGTCAATGATGGTATTGAATATATTGAAAGCAGTAATATAAAAAAATATGGTCGAATCGAAACCGTAGTAACATGGGATGATGTTACAATTCCACAAAATTTAAAAAATAAGGCACAAAAAAAGATATATGAATTAATGTTAGAAAATCAATCGATTACTGCTAAAGTGATTGATCTACATTATGCAAATGATGAACAGCCATATTTCAAAAAAGGAAACATTATTCGTATTGTATCAAGACCGCACAGCATTGATACAACAGCAATTCTTACTGAAAGAACTAGGAATTTAAACAATCCAGTTGAAGATACATTTACACTAGGAACAGAAAAAAAGACATTGTCATCAAGTGTCAATGATTCAAATAATGCTACGAATGAAATCGAAAATAAGATTACAGGTAATTTTTTAAATGATCTTATTAAAAATCAAACAAAGCTATTAGCTAACGGCAAAGATGGTAATATCTTTTATGGATTTAATGCACAAGGAAAATTGTCAGAACTCTATTTTACGGATACTGATAATATAGCTACTGCGGTTGATGTTATCAGATTAAACAATAAAGGAATAGGTTTCAGCAATGATGGCTTTTACGGATCTTATAAAAACGCATGGACAATCGATGGTACTTTGAACGCTGATTTTATCAACGCAGGTACTATGTCGTGCAATTTAATTAATGGTGGTATTTTAAGGCTAGGAAACTTTGTAAACAGAGATGGAAGAATTGAAATTTACAACGATAAAAATATTCTTGTTTCTACTTATGATAAAGATGGAATAAAAATTTTCAATGAAAATGGAAATTCTATTGTGATGAATGATGTTGAATTTGCTGGCTACGATAATGCTGGTAATGTTATTTTTACTGTTCAAAATGAAAAGTTCGTTATGAATCGAGCGGAAGTAAGAACTTCTATTGATATTGCGGATCGTCTAAGAATGACATATATGGATAGAAAAAATGGAGATGGAAGCACTAAAAATGTAGGTGTTGGCTTTGTTTCGATTGTTGAAACTGCCAAAGGAAGGAGCACGTCATGAATTATGGAACAACAAATCAGTACATCAACTATTCTGTAAATTCACAAGAAATACAGGTTGATAATGACAATAACCGTTCTTTGGTACGTGTTTGGGTTGATGTCTGGAGAACAAATACAGGACACACAACCTATGGAAGCGGAACGGTAAGCGTTTCATGTAATGGCAACGTTCAAAGCGCAAGTATCATAACATCTCAAAAAATTACATCAACTGCTATTAGATTAGGTACATGGGATTTTTGGGTAGGACACAATAATGATGGATCTAAAACAGTATGGATTGCAGGAATCATTCAACATTCAAAATTCAGTTCCAACTGGAACGGATATAATCATGCTCTTACAAACATTCCTAGGCAAGCAAAGATCACATCGTGCAGTGATTTTAACGATGAACAAAATCCTAGTTTTTCGTTCAGTAATCCAGGAAACTTTAATATGGAATGCTGGCTTGAACCAAATCCAAATGGAACGCATTTAGCCATTAGAACAGTTACAGGAACAAGTGGTACTTTTACATGGAATTTAACTGAGGATGAAAGAAAACAATTGAGACAGGCTTGCTCTGGGAAGTCATGTACTATACGAATTGGCTTGTATTCAAAAAATAAATCTTGGGCAAGTTACGTCGATAAGAAGTTTTCTATAACTAATGCAGAGCCTACAATAGAAAATGTTATTTATTATGATAGTGATACTTCTATTGCTTCTATTACTAAAGATGATCAATTAATTGTTCAAGGGAAATCATCATTTGCTGTTGATATTCCAAAAGCTACAGCAAAAAAAGAAGCAACGATTGCTAAATATACAGTTGAGTTTCTAAATATAAAAAGAGATGAATCAACTGCATCGAAGATTGTTTTTGGTACGCTGGATGCAAATACTGATTTTGAGTTGAAAGTCACGGCTACTGATAGTCGAGGATATACTGTTTCAACAACTAAAACAGTTAAAGTACTTGAATATGCATTGCCTACAATTAGTGGTACAGCGAAACGTTTGAATAACTACGAGGATTTAACCACCCTTCACGCTTATGGCTCTATATCGTCAATAAATGAGCAAAATACAATGGCTATTTCATATCAATATAGAATGCAAGGCGGAGAATATTCTAATTGGATTGATATTGATAATGATACAGACATAGAAGCTGAATTCGATAAGGAATATTCTTATGAAATCAAATTTCAATTGATTGACAGGTTCAGCACAGTTACTTATGTCACATTATTAGCGATGGGTGTTCCATTCGCTTTTTTTGATGTTGAAAAACTGTCTTTAGGTGTAAATAAATTCCCAGATCATGAAGGAGTTTTTGAAACCGATAGCTTCTACTATTTAGGAAAACAGTTACTTGATTTGATTGTTCCAGTAGGAACACAAATATATAACTCTCAAAAAGAGTTTGATCCTAATACTCTTTATCTAGGAACAGAATGGACTAGGATCAAGGGCTATGTTTTAGCTGGAATCAATGAAGATGATGCAGATACTGATGAGCATACATCGTTTAATCAAGAGGCAGGTACAATCATTGGTAGCAAGTACTTGCAAGAGCATAAGCATCACATGGCTGGTCATGTTTTCAATTGGGGTAGAACTTACTCTAACAATGTCTATGCTGGTGTTAATGTTGTTAGCGGAAATACTCCAAGTAACAATTTATCGACCAGTCAAGGAAATTTTATGTATACTGAAAATTCTGGTAATGGCGATTCGCAAAATATCCAACCAACCCAATTAACTTATATTTGGGAAAGAGTTAAATAACGAGGAGGCGTATAAATGGTTATTGTGAAATTTATTCAAGATGGCCTAGAATGTCAGCTTGAAGGAGAAACTGATACTTATAAATATTCTAAAAATCTAGAAATGCAGTTTGTCAAAGATGAAGATCATAAAGACTATGAAGTAACTGTATTCTTTTTAGATCAAGAAAAAAATGAAGGAAAAATTGATATTGATGAAAATGGTGTTTTTAAAATAGGAGAAAGATTTTTTCTAAGAAAGGACCCATTCTATTTATCTTTTCAGCTAAAAAAGGGTGATGAAATACAGCATCTAGGAAATTATAAGATGCGTGTTTGTGATGCGATTGGAAATGGTTCATCACCACTTCCTGAGGATCCAAAGATATGGATTGAATATGTGGATGAAGAAATGGATAAATATTTCAATGAAAATTTTCAGCCGAAATTAGATAAATTTAATGCGGATTATGAAGAAATTAAAAAGATTGCTGCAAGTGGAGGCAGTGGAAGTAGCATCACTGTAGATTCAGAATTAAATTCTACTTCTAAAAATCCCGTGCAAAA